CAAGGGTTATCCAAAAGATACAGATTATCGTCCCGTTGATCCAATTGATTCGTTTGAAAAAGACCCAGACGTTCAGAGATTCTATGATCTCAAAGCAAAACGTTGTTTGGCAAACCGTGGCACACCAGTAAAGGATGCGCAAGGTAACATAGATTGTACGCAAGTACGTGGTAAAGCATCGCAAACATGGTAGAGGTTGATGGGAAAGATATTAAAATTTCCAACTGAAAAAACTTTTACTTGTATGCTGCCAGACGACTGGGCAGACCCAGAAAACCCTACGCAATACGAAATCGCTAACACAATGCGCACATTACGTCAGATGATGACAGAGTGCGAAAAAGAATATCACAAAACACAATCCCCTGCGTTAACTGTACAAATCAATAAAATTAAATCCTGTATACAGTTAATGTACAGTTATTATCGCTCAGACTAACCTGTATAAATATTTTTAACATGTAGCACAGGAGTCTACCGTGAGCGATGATATCTTTGACGACATTGAACTCACAGGCATTGAACGCTTTAATAGCCACTTGAACGAGGATATCAAAGACCGTGCCTATCGCTATGTTACACATAGTCCAGAGTACCACAGAGTACCTCTTAGCGAACTCAGAAGAATACGCAGCAAAGCAAAAAAACTAAAAAGAAGCTATAAAAAACAACAACGCAAGCAATCTCAAGACATTTCCAAACGCTACGGCGGTCGTTGATTACTAGCATAAATACTGTATGAAAGATACAGTATTCGTAAAACTCTGTGTGGATTTACACTGTGACTGGCAGGGGTTGCCACCAGATTACCGTATCTATGTGGACAATGAATTGTTTGCTGAACGCACTTATCGTTGGGAAAAACCTGTATACCTGACAGAAATTCTTCAGATTAATGCAGTGCCTGACACAGAATATCTGGTCACACTGGACGATTTTGCACCACAGATTGCAAATTTCAAGATGTCAAACCACAGAGTTGAATATTGTGACTTGCCTGTGGAATTTAACAAGTGTAAAGACAAAAAATTTAGGTTTAAAGTTAAAAATGAAAGTTAATGAGATAATTTCAGAAATGACCAGTGCTGGTGCTGTTGCCGCAGTAGCGCAACCATTAGGCGGCACAATTAGTCGTAACCAGGGCGTATATACCAAACCAAAAAAGAAAAAGAAGGGTAAAAAATGAACGATCCACAAATGAATAATATTCTAGCACGACTCAATTCTGTTGGCACTAAACCAGCAAGTGCATCCAATAACCGTAGTTCTAGCGCAGGCGACCCGGCCATGCACGAAATACTAAGTCGTTTTCATGCTGTGGGTAGTAAAACAACAGTCAACGAAGGACTAGGCGCAGAGCAACGCAAGGTGGGTCAACTAGGTCCAACTGACAAACCCAGCAAACGCAAAGATCATGCGTTCAAGGGTAAACTAGTTGGTGAAGATGATACATCTCGATTAGCCCAGCTAGAAAAAATGCGCAATCCAGAAGCCGAAGCAAACTTTGCTAAAACCGGTACTTATGGTCGCGAACAATCAGCAAAGATGCATTCGGGATTTTTTTCAATGCCAGATGAGTTTGAAGATCCACACAAAATGATCAAAGGCGCGATGAACATGGGCATGACAGCCGCTGATGTTGATGCAGCGTTGCCCAAAGGATACAGCATACCACCAGCGAAAGCACAAAAAACGTCAGGGTTTAGAACACCGTTTGATCAACCAGCAGGTGCTACAAACACATCAACTGGATTTACACCAGGATCTAATAAACTATTCCAAGACGAATTCAGTGAAGATTATAACGTAGATGAATATGATCAAGAGGGCGAAATGGCTAAAGGGCAGCTAGACCGTGCTGCTGACGCTGCGCAAGAATTACACGATATTTTAGATGATTCGGATAATTTACCAGAATGGGTACAATCAAAGATTACCAAAGCATTGGATTACTTAGATACCGCCAGAGATTATATTAAGAGCGAATTCAGCGAATCAGTCGAAGGTGCAGAAGATTCCTTAACCATGGGAATCCCGTTGTTTATTCGTATGCTAGAGTACGCTCGAGAAGAAGCAAAAACTGACGCAGACCTACATCATGTTACCAAAAAAATGTTAGACATGGGTGGCAATGTTACCATGGACGATTATGAAGAAATTATGTCCAGTGTTAGCGGCGAAGAATCAGAAATGGGTGAAGCTGTTGGTGATAAGCTCACTGATCTGGAATATGGTAGTTCTACTGCTACTCGAACTCCAACTGTAGGCGGCTATCACCAAAGACGTGATTTAGAAACAGGATCATATACTGATTACACAGATCGTGGTCCGATCAGCACACAAACAACTTATGATAAATCAGGACAAATGACTAGCCAACACGCACAGGCACGTGTAGGTGATCAATCAATGGCACGCTCTCGCTTTTATCCTAAGCGTAACGAAAGCGATGAATTACGCAAACTTGCTGGTCTTGCTACCGAAGACTATGTTGGCGGCCGAGAAGCACCAGCAGACTTAGTTAAAACGCTAAGTAAAAGTTATAGAGACTTTGTTAAAGAAGTTGAAGCTACTAGTGCTGCTAAACCAGATCGTGAACTGCGCAGTAAAACAGAAAAGCCACGTAAATTTGGCAATATCTTAGGTGAAGAATAATGAACTTTTACGAATTATTTGAAGCAAGCAAAGAAAAAGAAGAAAAATCAGAAAAAGCCGGTGAATATCAGGATGTGGCCATTGCTGATCCCAAGGCAGCAATTGCCCTAAAACAGGCACGTGCAAAATACACCTATGCACAGAGCGATTTAGAAGCATTTGTTAAAATGATGCAGGATCAAGAAGAAAAAGATCAGCAAGAGATTGACAACCTGGAAGCAGACACTGAACGTCAGGAAGAAGAAATCCAGCAGGCTGAAAAAGAAATACGAGAATTAGAAAAACGTGAAGCACAGGATACTGCCAAAAATAATGCAAAAATCAACAAACTCAACAAAGAAATTGATTTGCAAAACAGGCTGATTCAGACGCTCAACACCAAAGAACAGGGATACGAAAAAGCATTGGCCCAATATGCTGACAGAATTGAAAAGATCAATGCAGATCTAACAGACCTGGAAGATCGCATGGGTGGTATCAAAGGGTTCCGTGCTCGTCCAAAATCCAAGGCACCACCATTACCAAAACCATCAGACTTTGCAGTGGGTCAGGCTGCTTTCCAACGTACACAAAGAGATGGAGGAATTCCAGATTTAGATACAGAATAATCGCAACATATCTGTTTATCAAAAGAGTGGTCTACCACTCTTTTTTATTGACTTGAAACTGATTGTAATATATAATATTACATTCATACAGGAGATAAACATGAATGATGTAGTTTTTAATGCTGAACAGAAAGCAAAATTGAATAATCTTTTTAACGAAGGTATTGCTGTGATGACTGAAATTGAAACATTGCAAGGTGGTTTGTCAGATACCATCAAGGCCATTGCAGAAGAAATGCAGATCAAGCCCAGCGTGCTCAAGAAGGCTGTGCGCACTGCTTACAAGAGCAAGTTCACAGACGAAAAACACGACTACGAATTACTTGAAACCATTCTGGAAACTGTTGGTAAGACCTGGTAATATGTATTCGGTCTATCAACACTGGGATCCATTAAAGTATTGTATAGTAGGTAGAACCTATCCGCCTGAGTTTTACTCATGGATACAAAATTCACAAACACGCAGCACTTTTGAAAAACTTGCTCAAGAAACTGAGGAAGATTATCAAAATTTAATCAAGTTACTTGAAAATAAATTTGGAGTGAAAACAGTACGTCCTGAATTTCCGTCAGATCTAGAAGAGCTGTACGTTGATGGCAAATGGGTACAACCCCCGACAGCACCGCGTGATTATTTTATTATGATTGGTGATAAATTCTGGGTGCCCAAGGTTCCAAATGGTAGTCATGCCTGGTCAGTATTTTATAGACAGAATAAACAGTCTTACTGGCCAGATTATGTGCGCCCAAAAGATTTTTACGATGCATGGCCACAATTTGCAGACGAAGTTCGTAAAAAGTTTGAACTGTTCCAGCAGTTTGATCAGAGCCACTTGGATGCTAAACTTAAATTTTACACCCATATCTTTGATGATTTACGGGCAAACAATAACAGCATTGAATATACTGATTTAGATTTTATCAATGGATGTTTTGTAAGCCGTATTGGCGAAGATCTAATGTTTGCCACACAAACATTCCACGATGATAAAGCAGCACTGCTAACGCAAGTAAACGAACATTTTCCAGACACTACTAATAAGATTGTTAATGCAGGCGGTCACGGCGATGCTGTGTACTGTCCAGTAACACCTGGTTTAATAATTAGTCTACATGATATTCCAACATATAAGGATACTTTTCCTGATTGGGAAGTTTTGTACTTACCTGACTCAAACTACGCTCATATGCGAGAGTTTGAATTTTCTATGAAGCGCAATAAAGGACGTTGGTTCTTTCCAGGATTTGAAAAAGATCCCAATATGATTGATATGGTAAATCATTACTTTGACGAATGGGTTGGCGAAGTACACGAAACCGTATTCGATGTTAATATGTTAACCGTTGATGATAAAAACGTCATTGTATCAGCACACAACGATCAAGTCGAAGAAGCCTGTGCAAGACACGGTGTTGAAGTTCATATATCGCCATTTAGACACAAGTATTTTTGGGACGCTGGTATTCATTGTATTACTAATGACCTGCACCGCGAGAACACAGGGCCAAAGAGATTTCTTTAATGAAGAATGATGTTTATACAGATCAGATAATGAATGACCATTTGTCCAGATCTTGGGCGAATGGGTTTAATGCTAAAATAAAAGAAATACTTGCCGGATGGGAAATAGTACAGCCAGAAAATGTCAATCATTATTTAATGGCAGTAAAAGATGGTATGACAGTATTTTTGAATATGTTTCATATTCCTGTCAACCCACACAAATACGATATACTAATTTCGGAAGTGGTAACATCACATCCTAACCAACTGAAACTTTGGCCTGAATTCTACGGTATATATTACCAGGATTTTAGGTACATTAATCGCATCCCTACTAAAAAACTCAATTGTTTTATACATAGAAGTTGTCCTTTTAGACAAAGTTGGTTTTACCAACTAGTACGCGAAGACATATTAGATAACACATACAGTTCTTTTTGGTCTCAAAATGTTACCTACGACAACCTAAGCCCAAATGAATTATTTGATCATTACTTTGAACAGAATAAAATATTTGAAGCAGAGCACAACACTATTAGATCGCAAATACCGTTTAAAAATTTTGATTGCACACTAGAAGAGGCAATAATAGACAGCGAAAAAAGCCTTGTGATCGAAACCTATTTTGAAGATCCGGACATGGTTTGCTTTACAGAAAAAACAATGCGAGTACTGCAACTACCTAGACCTTGGCTATTGTTTGGTAACCCGGGGTCTGTTGCAAAGTTACGCGAATGGGGATTTGATGTGTTTGATGACTGGATTGATCACTCTTACGATACAGAATTAGATCCAGTGCGCAGACAACGGTTGATTTTAGATCAAATACATAATACAATACCATACACACAATCACTGCTTAACGATTTTGATCAACGTGCCAAAAATAACCGTAATATATTCAAACAATATCAAGAAAAATTTATAAACAAAAAAGAAAACACAATTTTGGAGAATTTAAAAGATGAGCTTTGTAGACGCACTACACGATCGTGATCATGACCGCATTCTGGTCGTGGAGCGTGTCAACGGCGAGCGTGTCTACAATGAGTTTCCTGCTGAGTATGTGTTTTATTATCCAGACCGTCGAGGCAAGTTCACTACAATCTTCGGAAATTCAGTCAGTCGTTTTTCCACACGCAATTACAAAGAGTTTCAGAAAGAACTCAAGATGCACTCAGGGCAAGAACTGTTTGAAAGCGATTTCAAACCTGTGTTTCGTTGTTTAGAAAACAACTACAAAGGTAAAGATTCGCCCAAACTGCAAACAGCATTTTTCGACATCGAGGTGGATTTTCATCAGGAACGAGGATTTAGTCCACCAGAAGATCCATTCAACGCCATTACTGCCATCACGGTATACCTGGACTGGCTTGAGCAGTGTATTACTCTTGCCGTGCCTCCCAAGACCATGTCCATGGATCAAGCCAGACACCAGGTGCAGGAGTTTGATAACACATTCTTGTTTGAAAAAGAACATGAAATGTTATTGGCATTTTTGGATGTTATTCAGGATGCTGACATACTGAGCGGCTGGAACTCAGAAGGTTTCGATATTCCATATACCATTAATCGCATCACACGAATTTTAAGCAAGGACGACACCCGTCGATTTTGTTTATGGGGACAATTGCCCAAAAAGCGTACATTTGAAAGATACGGCGCAGCGCATGAAACATACGATACTGTTGGCAGAATCCACATGGACTATCTGCAACTGTATCGCAAATATACCTATCATGAAATGCATTCGTATTCGTTGGATGCCATTGCTGAATATGAACTGGGTGAGCGCAAGGTACAATACGAAGGCACGCTGGACCAGTTATACAATCAAGATTTTCGCAAGTTCATTGATTATAACAGACAGGATACCATGATACTGGGCAGACTTGATGAAAAACTCAAGTTTCTGGATTTAGCCAACGAACTGGCACATGCCAACACCGTGTTGCTACAAACAACAATGGGTGCCGTTGCTGTAACAGAACAAGCAATTATTAATGAAGCACATGAACGTGGGCTGATTGTTCCTGATCGCAAAAAGCACGAACGAGACGATACTCAGGCAGCAGGGGCATATGTGGCTGTGCCTAAAACAGGCATTCATCAATGGGTAGGATCGGTAGACATTAATTCACTGTATCCCAGCGTAATTCGTGCGCTGAACATGGCGCCCGAAACCATTGTTGGCCAGCTTCGTCCAATCATGACTGATCAGTTTATCAAAGAACGCATGGCCAAAAAAATGTCGTTTGCGGCCAGTTGGGAAGGATTGTTTGGTACCATTGAATACACGGCTGTCATGGATCAGCGTGCAGACACAGAAATCACTGTAGATTGGGTCAACGGCGAAAGCACTGTACATTCAGCACATGAAATCTGGCACCATGTGTTTAATTCTAACAGTAACTTGTGCTTGAGCGCAAACGGCACAATCTTTACATATGAGCGCGAAGGTGTTGTGCCAGGATTACTAAAGCGTTGGTATGCAGAACGTAAAGAGCTTCAGGCAAAGAAGAAAGAAGCAACAACCAAAGAAGATATTGCTTTCTGGGATAAACGACAACTTGTTAAGAAGATTAACTTGAACTCGTTGTACGGTGCAATTCTTAACCCAGGCTGTAGATTCTTTGATAAACGCATTGGACAATCAACTACACTGACCGGCCGTGCTATTGCACAACACATGGATGCTTTTATTAATCAAGTACTTACAGGTGAGTATGACCACGTAGGCGAATGTGTTGTGTATGGCGACACAGACTCGTGTTACTTCAGTGCCTGGCCTGTGATGAAAGGCAGAGTAGAACGTGGAGAAATGGAATGGAACAAGGACATTGCTGTGCAATTATACGATGCAATTGGTGACGAAGTTAATAACAGTTTCCCACCATTTGCATACAGAGCATTTCATTGCCCAGAAGAATACGGAAACATTCTTGCATGCGGCCGAGAAGTAGTTGCTGAATCAGGATTGTTTATTACTAAGAAACGCTATGCATTGTTGGTCATTGACAATGAGGGACAACGCCTGGACATAGACGGCAAGCCCGGAAAAGTCAAGGCCATGGGCCTGGATCTGAAACGTTCAGATACACCCAAGATTGTACAGGACTTTTTGAGTGATATTTTGCAGCGTGTACTCAAAGGCGCAAGTCGTGATGACGTGGTCAAACACATACGAGAGTTCAAGATTGATTTTCACGCCAAGCCAGCCTGGGAGAAAGGAACTCCCAAGCGTGTAAATAATTTGACCAAATATGGTGAACTGGAACGACAAAATCAATCATTCCATAGCCAGAAAGCCAAGGTGACTATCCCTGGGCATGTCAGGGCTGCACTGAACTGGAATTATTTGCGAAAGATGCACAACGATAATTACAGTATGGCGGTTGTGGATGGTATGAAGACTGTGGTGTGTAAGCTCAAGAGCAACCCCCTGGGACTTAACAGCATCGGCTATCCCACTGATGAATCCAGACTTCCTGAATGGTTTAAAGAACTTCCGTTTGATGACGCACTTATGGAGAGCACCATCATTGACCAGAAGGTTGACAATCTGTTGGGTGTTCTGGAGTGGGATCTGTTGTCCAGTACCGATACCAGTAACACATTTGAAGATCTGTTTGAGTTTGTATGAATCTAAGTAAAATTATATCATATAACCGAGGCTTTGACGACGATAACATTGAACCTTTGGATCAGCACATAAAATCTGAACTGAGCAGTTTACAAGGCAAACTGGAAACCTTGCAAATACAGGATTATTCAGAAATTCTGACAATCAAAGATTCAATTTTATCAGACATGAAAAAACTCAGACATGCACTGGATGATTACAAAAACTCATTGCACAATATCATTACACAGCAAGAGCAGGAATATTTTGTTAAGAGTTATAAGATCTATGAAGGCATGTCAAATGACACACCAGAATATATCCTGGATCGAACCAATCCCAAAACCATTGATAATTCTGTAGATTTTGCTGATCGTATCAAACTTTACAGCAGTTGGAAAAATGCTGGATTATACATACGTCCTGGAAAAAATCTGTACATCAACGAAATGATTGATGCAGATCCGCTTTATGTGGTTGATGAGCATCTGGAATTGTTGGGCCCAGTAAAAAAATTATGGACACCAGCATATCAGGCTCGGTTAAGATATAGCATAATCAACGAACAATCAGATCAGATATTTAAGAATCTACCCAAACAACAAATTGGGCTAATTGTGGCTAGTGACTTTTTTGATTTTAAACCATTCGAGATCATCAAGAAATATCTCAAAGAATTCTGGAATCTGTTAAAACCAGGCGGAGTGGTAATTTTTACATACAACAACTGTGATCAGCCAGGAGCAGTCCGCAATGTTGAAAACTTCTTTAACTGTTACACTCCTGGTCGCCTGATCAAAGATTTTGTGGTGGGTCTGGATTTTGAATTGTTGAATAGCACAGAATCTGCCAGCGGAATCAATTGGTTAGAGATCAAAAAACCCGGTGATTTATCAAGCATGCGTGGTGGTCAAACACTGGCGAAAATAATTAAATCCGAACAAGATAAAATCTAAATATACTTGCAAAAACACACGTATTGTATTATAATAGTAACACACATAAAAGGAAAAACATGAGAGATTATTTATTAGACATTGTTAGTCACACACACGACTTAGGGACCATTGATTTGATCAAAATCACTGGCGATGCCAATCAGACCATTATTGATGGTATTGCAAGTAACAAAACTGTGGTTGTCAAGGGTGCTTTCACAGTTCCCAGTGCAGAACTCACAGGCACATTTGGTATGCCCAACTTGAACAATCTGAAGACTCTGCTCAACCTGGAAGCATACAAAGAAGATAGCAGCATCACGCTCACGACCATCACAGCTGATGGTCAGACAGTACCAACTGGACTACATTTTGAAAACAAGGACGCTGATTTTAAAAACGACTATCGTTTCATGGTCAAAGATGTTGTTGACAATCAACTCAAGTCAGTGCAATTCAAAGGCACGACCTGGGGCGTAGAATTTAATCCCACCATTGCCAGCACTCAGAGATTGAAGATGATGGCCAGCACCAACAACACTGAAGTGTCATTCCAAACCAAACTGGATGGTGATCGACTGATGGTTTATTTTGGTGATCACAGCACACACGCTGGTGAATTTGTGTTCCAGACCGGTGTATCTGGCACACTAAACAAAACACTGAGTTGGCCAACTGAAGTGGTTATTAAGATTCTTGATCTGGCAGGCGACAAAACCATGCGTATCTCCGATTCAGGAATTGCAGAAATTACTGTAAATTCAGGACTGATTGAATATTCCTATCTGATCCCGGCACTTAGCAAATAATGAATAAAGATCTAACATCTGCACAGCAAGACTATGCCATTTATCTGCCGGCTATTAGTGGATTTTATTCCACATATATTGGCAAACAGCAGTATGGTGAATATGTTCCAGCCAGCAGAATGCCTGCTGGCATTCCAGAAATGGAAATGCTGAACTTTTTTAATCCCAATAAAGGACTGTATCAGTATCAGTGGGGATTGTATTCAGCTGGACATGCCAATCTGAAATTAGACAAACACGATCCCAAAGAAGCAATGATCCGTGAACGTGGTGCACACACCACATTGGTTGCTGACTCAGGTGGATTTCAGATCGCCAAGGGTGTCTGGGAAGGCGAATGGGCTAATCCCAATTGTCCTCGTGCAGAAAAATATCGCAGTCAGGTATTGAAATGGTTGTGCGAAATCAGCGATTATTCCATGGTACTGGATATTCCAACGTTTGCCTACCTGGATCCTGAAGCATCAGCCAAGAATGGTATTCGTAGTTATGATGATGCTGTCAATGCAACCATCTATAATCATGAATATTTCATCAAGAACAGCTACAACGATGCTAAATTCCTGAACGTGCTTCAGGGCAACAACCATACTGATTCTGATAATTGGTATGAAATCATGAAGCAATATTCAGATCCCAAGAAATACGATAAATTTTTCCGTGGTTGGGCGTTTGGTGGTGCAAACAAAGCAGATCTTCATCTGTCACTCAAACGCATCGTAACACTGATTCATGACGGTCTTTTGCAAACTGGCATGCATGACTGGATGCATTTCCTGGGAACTGGTCAGATTGAATGGGCGCCAGTGCTAACTGCAATTCAGAGAGCTGTGCGCAGACATCACAATCCCAACTTTACCATTAGTTTTGACTCTGCAAGTCCATTCTTGTCAACTGCAAATGGTCACATATACACACATTCTGCGACACCAGCACACGCACGTTGGTCTCTGAGAACTGATGTTGCCGCAGACAATAAGAAATACGCATCTGATACCAGAGCATACCGAGATGCAGTTACCAGTGATGGCATTAATCAGTTCTTTGAAGATTCTCCCATCACAGAAAAGCTAAAGATCAATGATGTGTGTGTTTATGCGCCAGGTGAGTTAAATAAGATTGGCAAAGAAGGTAAAACCAGTTGGGACAGTTTTTCCTATGCTTTGCTCATGGGACACAATGTCTGGCATCACATCAACGGAATACAACAAGCAAATCGAATGGCTGACGCAGGTATCTTTGCATCAACGCTGGAAAGCACACTGATTCATGATCATTCAAACATTCAGACCATTATTGATAAAATCTTTGCAGAACCTGATTACGACAATCGCATGTCGCTAATTGACCATTACAGTAAATTCTGGGCCAAATTGCCAGGGTCTTCTGGCATGGGCGGAAGCGAAAAGAAGGTCAAGAATTCAGATACAAACTTTGATAATCATTTTGAAGAAGTCAATAATGAAATTTCAGTTGATGATTCAGATTTTAATCAACAAAGACTTGACGAACTAGAGGAATCCGTATAAAATGCCTACTGTATCAGAAATACAACGACAATTAACCGCAGTTAGTAAGAAATTATCAGAAGCAAAAGATACACATCAACAAGACGAACTTCGTAAGAAGAAAACAGCGTTAACATTAGATTTAAGAAGAGCTCAACAACGAGCATGGAATAACCGCAACGACAACATAGACTGGGGCGATGGATACTAAATCAGCACACAGCAACTTTAAAGGGCGGTACTTTACTGGTACTGAAGTAGAACAAACTGCAATGTATGGTAAGCCTACACTATTTGTAGTAGGCGAGCCAGATTTGGATGGTATTCAAGAACAGCTAGACGCAAATCCTGATATTCAGCACGTTCGCTTTGGTGCTAATATGAGTTTTAATGCAAAAAAACTCCATAACTGGGAAGCAGTTATTATGGATTTCTTACGTGAAGAGTATTGGTGTACACTAGACTTTGATATCCAATATGTTAATGATATTCTCGAAACCGAAATGGTCGAATGGCATCGTTTCGTTCCAGTGGTATCAGCCAAACTTCCCTATATCGACCAACTTGGATATAACGCAGTACTTAAACTTGACGATGCACATTTTAAGGCAACTAACCCCGGAGTCTGGATTCATCGAGTACGAGATTTAATGAACACAGAATCATTTACAGATTGGTCTCGGTATGAAGACAATAAGGCACCATGATGGAAGAACAAATTAAACAAGCACAAATAGAAACTGCCAATCGTATTATGGATAAGGCACCTCGTATGATTTGGGTAACACTTCAAAAAGAAGGTGTGCATCGTTATCCAGGTGCCGATACTGATCCTAAACTCGCAACAGGCGACTGGGATGATGTAAGTTTTCTAGGTGTTCCTCACAGACATATCTTTCACTTTAAGGTATGGATTGAAGTATTTCACAATGATCGCGATATTGAGTTTATCCAATTTAAACGTTGGATCACTAGACT